AAATAAGCAGTTAAGCAAATATACAAGCAATGATATCTTTTTTGAAAAAAGTCATTATAAAGGTGCCCCTGATAATGATTCGGCAGAAGGGTTTGGTATAGATATTCCAGTGGGCGTAAATCGAACTAGTGGATACGGTGACGAGGGTAAGAAAAGACGAGATGATACACGAAAACGAATTCAGGCAAGAAAAGATAAAATGAAAGATAGATACGGTATGGAGTACAAAGACGTCGGTGGCGGTGCAGTAACGGCCGTTAAAAATGAAAGTGAAGTAGAAGAAGGCATTTCACATACTGATCCTAAAACAGGAAAAAAGATTTATCCCGGAACACCAGAATGGAAGGCTAAATTTATAAAAAAACCTAAACAGGAATCAGCCGAAAAACCAGATTATTTAGATTTTGATAAAGATGGCGACAAAAAAGAACCTATGAAAAAAGCTCTTAATGACAAGAAGAAAAAAACAAAAGTCGAAGAAGAACCTAACGAAGGTAATGAATTTTCTGGTGCATTAGCACAAGCAAGAAAATCAGGTAAAAAAGAATTTAGTGTTGGCGGAAAAACATTTAAAGTTAAAGAAAGCGAAGAAGTTTCTGACGAAGAAAAAATACAAGAATTACTACATTTGGCAGGAATATACAAATGATTCCTAATATTGAAAATGAAAAAGATTTAAGAAAATTGGCAGGACTTCCACTTAAAGAAGCAGGACATAGTTTAGATGATATCGTAGAAAAACATGCAGATGCAATGTCATCTGTTATGAACGGCGAAACTAGTTTGTATGATCATCAAGAATTTTTTGATGAGTTATATGATTACTTTGTTAACTCAGGCGAAATGCCATATGGTATTGCTAAAGCAAGAGATGGTGATCCTGATCAATGGATTCAAGAATATCTGGAAAGTGAATATGGTTCGGAATGGGAACAAGGATACGATTCAATGGATGGCGATTTTGATTCCGGAATGGCATCCGCTGGACATGGTACAGATGAGGACTACGGCTACTATGGCGAAAGTTCAGATATGAAACGTCTTGCTAAAGTTGTTGCAGATGGTAACAGATCAGTACAAATGCTTACTGAGGGTGAAGTTAAAGAAAAAGTTATACAACCAACAGGACTTCAAGCATATATTAATAAACTTGAAGTTCGTAAAGATAAATAAAAGTGTAATTTAAAGGTTGACTTTATTTCAACCTTTATGTTATAATAAGTTCATGAGTGCAAACAGCACAAATGATCCAGGCAATTAACGGCAAATATAGGAGAATTACTATGCCTACCTTAGCAGAAATAAGAGCGAAGTTAGTAGCTCAAGAACAAAAAACCGGTGGTAACTTTACTACCGACAATGCAATTTACCCCTTTTGGAATATCCCGGAAAACACAACTGCAACATTAAGGTTCTTACCTGATGGTGACGCAGAAAACACTTTCTTTTGGCAAGAACGCCAAATGATTAAGATTCCATTTGGAGGTGTTAAAGGCCAAGACGAAGGACGAAATGTTTTAGTTCAAGTTCCTTGTGTAGAAATGTGGGGCAAGGAATGTCCAGTTCATGCGGAAATCCGTCCTTGGTTTAAAGATCCATCTTTGGAGAACGAAGCTCGTAAGTATTGGAAAAAGCGGTCTTATATCTTCCAAGGATTTGTGGTCGAAAATCCACTTAAAGATGACGAAACTCCTGAAAATCCAATTCGTAGGTTTATTATTAATCCGTCAATTTACAAAATTATATCGGCGGCATTAATGGATCCTGACTTTCCAGAGATTCCAACTGATTACGAAAATGGTACCGATTTTAAACTTACCAAGACCCAAAAAGGGCAATATGCAGACTATTCAACATCTAACTGGGCTCGTAAAGAAAGAGCATTAAATGAGTTCGAAAGAACCGCAGTTGATACAAATGGCTTGCATAATCTTAATGATTTTATGCCAAAGCAACCAAACGACGACGAAGTTAAAGCAATTTTCGAGATGTTTGAGGCTTCGGTAGCCGGTGATTTATATGACCCAGAAAAATGGGGCTCATATTACACACCAGCCGGCATGAGTAAAACTGGGGGTGATACTAAAACAGTTCCTACTCCAGAATCCAAAAGCGAACCTGCAAGTACTGTTGAACAACCTGTAGTAGAAGAACAGACACAAGCAGAGTCGACAGAAACTGAAGAGGCAACTGACGGTAATAAGCCTTCGGCCGACCAAATTCTTGCAATGATTCGTGAACGCAAGAATTCCTAATATATCTTAAATCAGCGGGGCAGAGATGCCCCGCATTTTCTTGGAAAGTTAAAAAATGTCTAGACCTTTTGATATCTCAAAATTTAGAAATAGTATTACAAAAGCAGTACCAGGAATGGCAGTAGGATTTCATGATCCTGTTGATTGGATTAGTACTGGTAATTATGCTTTAAATTATTTGATTAGTGGAGACTGGAGTAAAGGTATTCCGCTTGGTAGAGTTACATGTTTTGCAGGTGAATCCGGTTCCGGTAAAAGTTACATATGTTCTGGTAACTTAGTTAAACAAGCACAAAAACAAGGTATCCTACCTATTATACTTGATTCAGAAAATGCCTTAGATTCAGATTGGCTAGAAGCAATTGGAGTTGATACAGCCGATGATAAACTTATGAGATTTGGTGTTTCAATGATTGACGGAGTAGCAAAATTTGTAAGCGAGTTTATGAAAGGCTACCGCGACCAATATGAAGATGTACCATATGAAGAACGTCAAAAAGTTTTATTTGTAATGGATTCATTAGGTATGTTACTTACACCAACTGACATTGACCAATTTGAAAAAGGCGATATGAAAGGTGATATGGGTAGAAAACCCAAAGCACTTACTGCCCTTGTTCGTAATAGTGTTAATTTAATTGCAGGAAATCCTGTAGGAATAGTTGCTACTAATCATACATATGCATCGCAGGACATGTTCGATCCAGATGATAAAATTAGTGGAGGACAAGGTTTTATATATGCTTCCTCTATTGTAGTAGCAATGAAAAAACTTAAATTAAAAGAAGACGAATCAGGAAATAAAATAACTGATGTACGTGGAATTAGGGCGGCTTGTAAAGTAATGAAAACACGTTTTGCAAAACCTTTTGAGAGCGTACAAATTAAAATACCATACGATACCGGAATGGACCCGTATAGTGGTTGTTTAGATCTGTTTGAAAAAGCAGGTGTTATTGTAAAAGACGGTAATAAGTTAAAATACCAAACTAAAGACGGTAACGAAATTAAAGAGTTCCGTAAAAATTGGAACCATGAAAAACTACAAATTGTAATTAATGAAACCGGTGATAAAGAAATCCAAGCAGATACAATCGTTAAAATGGCTGAAAATCTTATAAATAAAGACAACTTTGACGAGGATGTAGTAGATGCAGATGAATGATACAGATGTAGCTTTTTTTCATGATTTATATGACATGGTAAAAGCCTATACTGATAAAAAGGAACTAGAAGAAGCAACTGATCAATTGGTTGAAATTTTTGAAAATTACAGTTATACTATAGAAGATAGTTTACATAGTCTTAGAGGTTACAGTAAAACGCTCGATACTGTTCTTGATTCAAGATATGAGGAAGAGCTAGATGATGAAGAACCTGATGATTATATATATTAAATGTCCAATTGGTTTATAAAAATACAAAAGGATTTAAGTAAAATTCCTGATTGTATTGATTATTTTAATGAAGAATTAAACAACATAGGGTTTGAAGTTTCAATGAAAGGTAATCTTGAAAAAACGTCAAGGGAGATGCCTGGTATTGTTGCTCATAGATTTAATCAATTACAAGAGCTTGAAAGTATATTAGAACATCTTAATATTGAAATGCGAAGAGAACGAACTAGATTATTTAGAAAATATTTAGAGCATTACCAAAGAGCATTATCAAGTAGAGATGTTGAAAAATATGTAGACGGAGAGCAATCTGTTTTAGACTTGCAAGGATTGATAAATGAGGTTGCCTTTGTTCGTAATAGATACCATGGGCTAATGAAGGCTCTTGAGGCCAAGCAATTTCAAATTAATAATGTTATTAAATTGAGAGTTGCAGGGTTAGATGATATAACTTTATGATTGAACAAGAAACAGGATTATTTCAAACTATAAATGATGCTAGGGTTGAGGCAAAAAAAATTGCTGAATTTTATAATGAAACAGTAGTAGTAACAAAACATATTGACGGATTTGAGATCGAAATGTATCCAGAATGGGCAAATACTGACAAAGAAGTTGAACTTTTTGTCGATCCAACCGCAGAATTTAGGCAATAAATAAAAAAAAATGAAAAAAAGATAAAAAAAATGCCAAATAAGGTTGACTTTTTGGTTAAAGATAGTATAATACATGTATAGTTAATAACGAGGCTAACACAGGCAAATACAGGAGACATTATGATACAGCCAGGAACGCAAGTAACGTTAACCGGAGGCGTGTACAGAGGAAAAGGAATGAGTGGAACTACCGGAATTCTTGTTAAAGAATACCAAAATTTTAATGCTCCAAAAGATGGATGGGATGGTTTTATTACTATCCGCACAGACGATAATAACATCCGAGTCAAAACTACCAATACAAATTTTGCACCTTATGTAACCCTTGAAGAAGGAGACACAATGGTTAGTGAAACACCAGTAGTTGTTGAAAAGACAGACGATGAGCGTATGGCAGAAATTAAAGAGCGTTTTGAAATTTTGGACGAAATGACTCAAGCCAGTGTAGACGGAATTGTACGTGGAATGGTTGTAACAGGACCTCCTGGAGTAGGTAAAAGTTTTGGTGTTGAGAAGGTACTGGAAAAGAACAGTATGTTTGATAAACTTGCTGGTAACACTATTAAATTTGGTGTTGAAAAAGGTGCCGCTAGTGCAATTGGTTTGTACCAGTTACTTTATAAGTATGCTGATCCGGGAAGCGTTTTGGTACTTGACGACTGTGATAGCATCCTTTGGGATGAGGTTAGTTTGAACTTGCTGAAAGCGGCATTGGATTCCAGTAACAAACGAATGATTAGCTGGAATACAGAGAGTGCGGCACTTCGAAGAGAAGGTGTTCCGGAGAAGTTTGAATTTTGTGGATCAGTAATTTTTATTACTAACCTTAAATTTGATAATGCCAAAGGTAAGATTAAAGATCACTTAGATGCAATCCTTTCAAGA